CAGCGCGGTCAAGGACCTGATCTCTGCGTCTGGTGATCCGTGGTCGCCCATGTCGTCCTCCTTCGGCGCCAAGAGCTGGCGCGCTACATCGTTGTCTTGGTTCCGCAACACGCGGAAGAGCAGCTGCCGTATCATCTGTCTTCAGCCTCGAGCGCGTCGCGAACCGCCCACGCCGCGCCGAGCGCGTTGCCGAGCGCCGCCACCGTGCCATTCGGATCGTCGTAGTCCCCACGACGCCTCGCAGCCTGCGGGTCGGGCGCAGGGATCACGGAGTACGGCACGTCGGAGAACTCGCCGGGGACGGAGATGGTGATCATCTCGTTCAGCCTCCCTGTCTTCGCTGACGGTGCAGACGACGTGCCGCACAGCGCCTGCAGGGCGAACTTGCCACACCCCACGATGATGTGCGGGTCCACGTGGTAGATCTGCTGCAGCAGCCGCTCGCGGCACGCCTTGATCTCGGACCACTTCGGGTCGCGCGCGTCGCCCGCCTTGTCGCCCACGAGGATAGACGGGCGACACATCACAGCGGAGGTGATGAACGCCTCGGAGAAGAACTTCTCCGCCGCCGCGGCGATCGGCATATCGAGCCGCAGCGCCTGTCGGAACAGGTTGATCAGCCAGCGTATGTCGGCGGTGTTGTAGTGACCAACGCGGTCCTCAGCCTCGGACGGTGTGTCCACGACGACGAACACCTTGGCGCGCGGGTTGCCCGAGCCGCGGACGACGCGGTTGCGGCACTCGGAGAGCTTGCAGCGCTGGCAGTCTCGATACTCAGAGAGCAGCAGGGCTGTCGGGTTGTCTGACTTCATACTCGTACCCCCATGAGCGCAACACGCGCCGCACTTGGTTGAGCAGCCCCCGACACATGCCTACCTCGTGGTCGTCGATGAAGACCGCCACGGGGTGCTGCTTGTCGGGGTGCCGCCGTTGGATTCGTCCGAGCGCCTGTTGGAGCACGTTACCGTGCAAGCGCGCCCCGAAGGGTGTCAAGATGACGAGCGCGCTGAGCGACGGGACGTTGAGGGCCTCGGCGGCGATATCGAGCGTCGCCACCGAGACGCGGTGCGAGGCGATCTGCGCCGCGCGCTCCTCCGCCGCGACGCTGCCCGCCGCCAGCCCGCAGTCCGCGATCTCGCCCGCGAGCCGCTCCACGTGCTCGACGCTGTGGCTCAGGCACAGCACGTGGTGCCCTGCGTCGCGGAGCACCTCGATCCACGCCTTGCAGAGCGCGTCGCGCGCCGCGTCCGCCCCGAGCTCCGCGCAGAGCCTGCGGTGGTTGATCTGCCCGATGCTGTCCAGCACATCGGGGCGCTCCGCGAAGTCCGCGTCCACGCTGGAGCGCGCGAAGATGACGCGCGGCACGAGCTCTTGGTCCGTCTTGGAGTAGACCACGGGGCCGAGGTGGTTGAGGAACACCTGCTCGAGCCCATCTTCGCGAGCGGGCGTGGCGCTCAACCCGACGCGCTCACCGCTGAAGCGGTGCGCTAGCTCCTTGAACATCGGCGCGCTGAGGTGGTGGCACTCGTCAAAGACCACGAGCCCGAACTGCTCGAAGAAGTCGGCGGGCGCCGGCGAGCGACACAGCGTGTGGATCGACGCGATGACCAAGTCTTTCTTGTAGTCCCACTTGCCCGCGCGCACAGCACCAACGCGGTCTGCGCCCATGCCGAGGTGCGTCTTCGCTTCGCCCATCCACTGTGAGATCAGGTTGATCTGGTTGACCACCACGAGGGTGCGGCGTCGGAACTCCGCGGCGTAGTACAGCGCCACGACGGTCTTGCCGTAGCCGCAGCCGAGGTTGAGCACGCCGCTCCCGAAGGCGCGCAGCCGCGCTAGCGGCTCCACCTGGTGCGGGCGCGGTTGCGTCAGCGGCTTGGTGTCATGCGCCCACATCGGGAACGACTGCGCGCGGGCGGGCTCCGTGACGTGCGCGACCAAGCTGGGGACGTCCGCTGGACAGTAGAGCGGGACGCGGACGTGGTGATCGAGCACGACCGCCTCGCTCGGCGCGTCACCATAGGCGAGGCTGAAGCGCAACACGCGCACATTGACCTTCGACTTCGGCAGGTACTTGAAGTGCCCATCGACCACGACGGTGTCGGGGTGCTGCGCGAGCTCCTCCGCCGAGACGAGGCTCATTTGTTCTCGCCCATGAGCTCGCGCTCATACTCGTCACGGCAGGAGCGGATCAGGTCTCCCGCGCGGTTGACCAGCACCTCAGCCACATCGTACATCACATACGTGCCGTACTGCTGCAGGAGCGGCTTAGCGTGGTTGAACTTGGCTGGGCGGATGATCGCGGACGCAGGGGCCACCGCAGGCGCTGGTTGCTGCGTGCGGTATCCGTAGCTGTAGGCGCCCGCTGCGGGCTGCGTGTAGGTAGGTGTGGGCTGCGCAGGTTGCGTGTAGGCGCGTGGTGGGGGCATGGGTGAGCCTTTCGCTGGGGGCGCGGGGGCTGGCTGTGGCGCAACGCGCGCAGGGGACGGAGGGGGAGGTGGTGGCGGTGAGGGTGGAGGTGGCGCGTGCGCGACGGGTGGTGGGGCCGTCATCACGATGTTGCCGCACTGCACACGGAACGGGCAGAACCTGCAGTCGCCGTTCGCCTCCGAGTACATTCCCTCGTCGCCGTAGCAGAGCGGCGCGTCGCCGCGATCTGGAGATTTCACATGAACCTCGCTTTGTGGGACGGGTATGCTATTATCACACGACACTGCTGAACTCTTAGACCTGCCCCCGGAGGCGACGATGAAGCTCCTTGGACGATACCCCGTGGAGACGCGCACGCAGGTGAAGACCGCGTCACGCTACTTCGAGGACCACTACAAGCGATTCGCGCCGACAGAGCGGGCGGTGTTCGCCGCGGGCCTCGCGGCGCGCTCACACGAGCTAGACGAGCCCGTCTCGGAGAAGGTGGCGCACTACGCCTACGCGGTTCCCCGCCCCATAGAGCCCGCTATTCGGATGCGCTCGTATCTCTTGAACGGCACTGTGGACGACGAGCTAGCGATCCTAGTGAAGCACGCGCAGCACATGCCGCCGCTCAGCGTGATGGAGATGCTCGAGGACTTCGACTCGCACCACCACATCAGGGATTACAGCCGCGTCCCCGACCCGTTTGACTCCGTCTTCATGAGCGTGAAGACCGCGGAGGAGTTGTCCGGCGAGGCGACATGGATCAGCCCGACGAGCGAGCGCATCACCAAGTCTCAGTACCAGAATTGGGTGATGCCGAGCGAGAACCGCAGCGCGCTGCTCAAGCAGTTCGACGTGCACACAGCCGAGGGGCTCTTTGGGCAGGACGGGTGGCAGGTCTTCATGTCGCTGCCCGACCCGCATAAGTCTATTATTACGCGCATGGTGACCGACAATGTGATCACGGGCGATACGGGCCCGGGCATCTCGCGGTTCACGGTCGCTGGCAACATCGCGGAGGAGCAGGTCTACGAGCGGCCGTCCGAGCGCCTGAGCCGCATGATGGCGAGTGACATCGGCAATGCTCAGAAGTGACTTCTTCTCCGACGACCGCACACACGCGGTCGCGCTAGGCGCTGCGTGCGACATGCTGTTCGGAGACGAGTGGCTGACGTGGGAGCAGCGCGCCTTACGCGACGAGCTCCGCATGCACGGGTTCGCGTCAACGGAGCTCTGCTCCCATAAGCTCGCGGCGTATCGCTGCGCGCGCACGACCATAGGACCGTGGGCTGACTGGGAGATCTTCGAGAACGTCGCGCAGGCGTTCAATGGTGAGATCACAAACTTCGAGATACGTCAGCCGCTCACCGTGGCCGAGTGCGCGGTCGCGGTGGATTGTCTGCGGCACTGCCGAATCGTGACGTTCACCGAGAACGTGAAGAAGTACATCGCAGCGTGCGCCGCGACGGACGAGTTCTTGTACCTGCCGGATCCACTGACGTTCGCGATGCCGTATCTATGCCCGCAGATGTACACGTGCAGGGAGCACGGTGGGCGCGAGCTCGACGATCTTATCGACGGGCGCTGTGACCTATGCGTGGGCAGGTACGAGGACGGCGAACTAAAAGACGCTCCGCTCAGCGGACTAGAGCAGCGCGGCGGGGACATCGAGCGTTACAGTCTGTACGACTACGCGCCGATCGCCACGAAGTACGAGGCATTGGCCGTGCTGGACTTGGACACTGTGCAGCTCGACATCACCGACGTGGACGTGCAGGTCGCCAAGCTGCTTGACGCGAATAGCCTCCGTAAGCGCATGATGGCGCTGTACGAGAAAGATATGAAGGAGGTTCGAGATGTCAGACATAGCTCAACGCTTAGCGCCAATCCTATCGGGCCAGACGACGGGTCGGGCGGCCGCTGAGGTGGTGCAGGGCCTCGACCCTGCGCAGATGCAACAGTTCATGCGGGCACAGGGCTCACAGCTGACGCCTCAGCAGCTCTCACGACTGACGCCGGGCGGCGTCGGCGCGCAGAACTTGTCCTTCCGCCAGAATATGAGCGTTCTGCGCGAGCAAGCTAGGGGCCTAACACAGGGTGGCGCGCTCAAGGCGCCTGGCAGGATATTTAACGCGGCGTGGCAGAGCTCGCGCGGCAGCGGCGGGAACGTGGCGATGGGGTCGGGGCTGCGCGGTAGGTATATTCCCCAAGGCGCGCGTTTGGGCATGGCGACCGCGCTGCTGCCCGACGCCATGAACGCGACACAGGCTATCGACGCGACAGGTGCAGGTAGATCTCGTACGGAACGTATCGGCGCTGTGCTAGGCGGGGCGGCGGGCAACCTGCTGACCGCGTTACCGCCGAGCGTAACAGCTCGCTTCGGCGGCGGGGGCTTGGGCATGACCGCGCAGATGGGTCTAGGTATGGTCGGGCAGAGCGTCGGGAAGCGAGTAGGCGCCGCTGCGGGACGGGTCGCGGACAAGGCGGTCTCGAAGGTCCGTGGTGTAGCCGCCGGCGACGTGTCGCACGAGATGGTGCGCTCCGCACCTAGGCAGGCGGGGTCTAGCGCAGTATGAGCAGGCCACTTGGATACGGCGGGCGCGGTACGCAGTACAGCGCAACGACCGGCGCGGACAACGCGCGCGCGTTCAACGCGCCGAAGTACCCACATCCGTTCTTCGACCAGGGGCAGGCGTACCTGCCCACGTCGGTCAAGAACATGTTCCACTGGTGTAGATACTACTTCCTCACCAATCCAGCGGTGAACGCAGCCGTAACCAAGATGGCGGAGTACCCCGTCACGCCCGTCACATTCAAGACCGACAACGACGTCCTGCGGAAGAAGTACACGCGCATCGCGCAGCACATCAACCTAAAGTCGCTGCGCGTCGAGATGGGCCTGGACTACTACACTTACGGTAACGCGTTTGTCTCCGTCATGTTCCCGTTCCGAAAGTTCCTCTCGTGCTCGCAGTGCAAACACACGCATGACATTAAGGCGAAGAACACCAAGTACAAGTGGGTGGGCCAAAAGTATCAGCTCACGTGCGCGAATTGCGGCTTCGTCGGCTTCGCCAAGGTGCGAGATCAGTACCTGCGTAGCGTGCGTGACATCAAGGTGATACGGTGGGACCCGGAGCGCATCGACATCACGCACGACGATATCACAGGCAAGACGGAGTACTTCTACGATGTGGCCCCCGATGTGCAGAACGACATCCGCATGGGCAAGAAGCACCGTGTTGAGGACCTCCCCGACGTGTTCATCCGCGCGGTGCAGACACAGAAGAAGATCGTTCTGAGTCGTGACAACCTGTATCACTTCCGTCGCCCCACCTTGGCGCAGAAGTCTATGGGCTGGGGCACGCCGCTCATCATGCCCGTGCTGAAGGACCTGCACTATCTTGGCGTTCTGCGCAGGAGCCAGGAGGCGATCGCGCAGGAGCACATCGTGCCGTTGCGGATCGTGTTCCCGCAGGCGGGCACAGCTACGTCCGACCCTTACAGCATGGTCAACCTGCAGGACTGGAAGCAGGAGGTCACCAAGCAGCTCTCGCAGTGGAAGCTGGACCCGAACCGCATCCCTGTTATGCCCATGCCCCTCGGCGTGCAGACAATAGGCGGAGACGGTCGCGCGCTGATCCTGCACCAAGAGTACAGGGTGTGGATGGAGCACATCATCGCCGGCATGGGTGTCCCGCCCGAGTTCGTGTTCGGCGGGATACAGTTCAGCGGTACGAACCTGACGATGTTCCAGCTCCACAACAAGTTCCTCGGCTATATCGACGACCAGCGTGAGCTCGTGTTCGATTTCGTCCTTGGCAAGATCGCGGCCTTCATGGGCTACCCAGACATCGACGGCGACTTCCGCCCGTTCAAGATGGCGGACGACATGCAGCGCACGATGTTGTACTTCCAGCTAGCGCAAGCGCAGAAGCTGTCGGAGCGCACGCTGCTCGAGGACCTCGGCTTCGACCCCGAGATCGAGCGCCGCAAGATGGACGAGGAGCGTGGCATGATGCTGGAGCTGCAGCGCCGCATGCAGGTTCAGCAGGCGCATATCCAGGGCGACATCATGGACATCAACACGCGTTACCAGGGGCAGTCGCAGCTCCAACAGGTGCGCGGTCAGGCTGAATCGCAGAAGCTTCAAGCGAAGCTGCAGCAGGAGCAGGAAGCGGAGCAGCAACAGCAGCAGCAGACCATGATGGCGGCGCAGACCAACCAGAGCGTGCGCTCCAACGGCGCGCTCCCGAACGGCGCGCTGACCGGCGAGAGCGTAGCGCCTGGATTCCCACAAGGCGCCACGGCGTACTCTAGGAACGGTCGTCAAGCGCCGCAGACCGGCGTACCGCCGTGGCAGGCTGACGGGAGGCAGGGTGTGGCGACGGCGTCGAACCTGGACATCACGTATGTCGCTAAACGAGCGGCCACCTATATCATGAGCCTGCCGCCCGATAGACAACAGCAACAGCTACAGCAGATGTCCACCGCTAACCCGCAGCTGCATCAGATCGTAGCTAATATAATCAACGGGCGTAAGGGCGACCAGAGCAACCCGCTCAACCCGATGACCAACCCGATGGCGCAGCAGAAGCCGTCACGCGCGACGCCCGCGCGCAAGGTCGGTTACTAGGTGCGCGTCACGATCTCGTCGTCGTCGTCATCGTCGACATCAATGTCAGCGATGAAGCACGCGTTGGCGAACCCGACGTGCTCCTCCGTGCAGGTGGTGCAGATGAACACGTCGGGTGTCAGCGCGTGCGGGGGTACCCGCTCTTCGAGGATGATCTCGTCCCCCTCGCCTCCGAACGGCATCAACTCGGTCAGCGTGATGCGGAAGAAGTAGGTGTTGTCATCATCGAGGTCGGCCGCGCAGATATTGCAACGGCGTGGCCACGCGGTACACGCCCGCTTCGCCCGCGTGTACTCCTTGCCGAAGCAGTCATCACACAGCACGAGCTGGTGAGAGCGGGTGACGATGCTCTCGGGGAACACGCGTGGGCCCCTCTGCCACTCCGCGCTGACCGCGTTGATGACGAACACGTCCCGCTCCACGCGCTCGACGCGGTACGTCTCCGCCAGGTCTTCGCCGCAGCGGATACACTCAGATTCGGCTTTATGTTGCATAGCTCACCCTCAAGGTCAGGAGCGGCGACGCGCCGCAGAAGTGACATGGTGCGTCGCCGTGATACGGCAGGACGTGGACGAATGTGTCCAACGCGGACACGCAGGGCAGACACGCCCATACGCCGGGCGGCGTGAATGTGCAACGCGCACACGCGACTGAGCGACATGCGCCGCTCGGGGACACCGCACAGGGCGACGTCGGCGGGCTCTCACCCGTCGCGCTGCTGGTTCGCGTAGTAAGTGGCACGAGCGTCCTCAGCACGTCGGCGCTGCTGCGCTTCGGCATACTTGATCTCCTGTGTGATGAGGTACGCGACCGCGCCGAGGAAGCCGGCGACCGCGCTGTAGACGAATGTGATCGCGTCACGAGACATAGGCACCTCCTGTGTCGTGCGCCCTGTTATCACTCAGTCCGCCGCCCGTTTGACACCTAAAATGCGCGGCGGTTTGTCTGGGCAACACGCCACTATACCGCCGCGCAAGTACTGTCTCTCTGGACTTGGATCAGTACTGAAAGTACCAATCGTCGGGCCCCCATTCGTCCATGGGTCCCACCTTTCTCGCATCGCTTTGACGCGCGTGAGGGTGTATATAGTTATCACGCGAACCACACCTGTTTTGAGGAGCGGCACATGTCGGTCACAGGGAGCTTCAGCCCGGTAGAGGGCTTCAACGAGATGAAGACGCAGGTCGTCAAGGCGGTGCGCGACCTGCTGAACGGGCTGCAGAGCTCGCACCGACAGCTGCTGATTCACAACGTGACGTTCGAGCAGGGCGCGAGCGCGGTGGCGTTCGCCCAGCAGCGCGCGGTCAAGGAGGCGGGCGGCACGTGGGCGATCAAGGTCTACGCGGAGGCGGAGCTCAAGGACCTCGCGGGCAAGACGCTGCACAAGGGCAAAGTGGTCGTGGCGTCTCTGCCGCACATGACGCAGCGCCTCACGTACATCGTCGGCGGTCGGGAGTACCAGATACAGCACCAGTTCCGCCGTATGTCGGGTGTGTACACGCGCATCTCCGACCGCGGCGAGATCGAGGCTGTCGCTGCGAACGAGCGGCTCGGGCAGCTCAAGATGAAGTTCGACCCGCTCACATATCAGATCACGATCAAGCCCGTCCGTGGGAGCGACTCCGCGATCAGCCTCTACGACCTGCTGTCGGCGGCGGGTAAGACCGACGAGCAGATCGCTGCCGCGTGGGGGAAGCCGCTCGTCGACGCCAACCGCGCCAAGAAGAAGGACATCGCCCGTGACGCGGCGGTCATCGCGATCGCGCGCAAGATGGTGAAGGGCGACACGATGATCTCCACCGCGCGGGACGCCGCGACCTTCATCTTTCAGCAGCTCGGCACGTACACGATGGACCCGCGCATCACCAACGACGTGCTAGGTCGGGCGCACACAGCGCTGACGCCCGACTGCTTGATCGACGCTGGTCAGCAGCTCGTCCGTGTGAGCAAGGGCGAGGTGCAGGCGACGTCTTACAACAACATCGGGCACAAGCGGCTCATGTCGCCGGGTGAGCTGCTGCATGACTTCTTAATGCGCTCGTCGTACGAGATTCAGCAGCGCGTCAAGAACCGCATGCGCCCAGACAGCACGTCCGTGGATGTCGCGTTCAACGCGCTAGCGCGCAACATCACGTCGTTCTTCAAGCAGGGCGGTGAGACGCAGCTCGTCAACGAGGCGGATATGACCAACCCGCTCGCGACGATGACAAACTACCGAATGACGACCGTGAAGGGCATGGGCGGTATCAGCACAGGGCCCGGCATGCAGTTAGGCGCGGCGCAGCACGCGCACTCGAGCCACGTCGGTTTCCTAGACCCCGTCGACACGGGCGAGAAAGACTCAACAGGGCTGATGCTCCTCATGGCGCTTGGCGCGGGCAAGAAAGACGACCGCCTCCACGCGCGTATGTACGACATGAAGAAGGGTGAGTTCGTGGAGGTGGACCCGCTCACCGCCGACCAGAGCGTCGTGGCATATCCGGACGATGTAGAGTTCGTGGCGGGCAAGCCGAAGGCGCTCAAGCCGCTCGTGCGAGCGTCCATGCCACGCGGCGGCACCAAGGCTGTCCCGCTTGCGGAGTGCCACTATGTGATGGCGCTCTCGCAGGAGCAGTTCGGGCTTGGGACCAACATGATGCCGTTCCTGAATAACAACAACGGCAACCGCATCATGATCGGGACCAAGATGGCCAACCAGGCGGTGTCGCTGACGAACCGAGAGGCGCCGCTCGTCCAGATCGCTAAGGAGAACGAGCCCGGTAACACGATGGAGAGCTCGGTTGGGCGCGTCAACTGCCTCCCCTCGCCAATCGACGGCACCGTCGTCAAGGTGACCGCCGACGAGATACACGTGCGGGGAGTAGACAACAAGATCGCCAAGTTTGAGCTGTACAACAACTATCCAACGAACGACCCCAAAGCTGTGCTGCATCACCAGCCGCTTGTCGTCGCGGGGGACACCGTCCGCAAGGGGCAGGTGCTGGCCGACACGAACTACACCAAGGACGGTACGCTCGCCCTCGGCGTGAACCTGCGTATCGGCTATATTCCGATGCGCGGCTACAACTACGAGGACGGCGTCGTGATCTCGCGCTCGGCCGCCACGAAGCTCACGAGCGAGCACATGTACACGTTCGAGAAGGACAACGCGATCGCAGCAGGGACCAAGCTGTCCCCCGCGCTGCTCGACAAGCAGGAGGACAACGTCACGGTCGTCTCCAAAGACCTGTTCCGTGTCATGTGTCCGCGATCCGTGCACAACTACGAGAACTTCGAGGCGCTTGACGCGGACGGCGTGATCAAGGAGGGCGAGGAGGTCCGTGAGGGGATGATCCTGATCGCGGCGTGCCGCAAGGTCGACAACGACCCTACGCGCGCAACGCTGATGCGCACGACGAAGATCAAGTCCGCGTGGCGCGGCGCGGAGGAGTCATGGGAGAAGGACAGCGTGGGGGTCGTCTCCCGCGTGGTCAAGACAGGGAAGATGGTGCGCGTATATGTCCGCACGCAGGAGCCGATGAAGATCGGCGACAAGATCACCGGGCGGTACGGCAATAAGGGGATCATCACGAAGGTGCTAGAGGACCACGAGATGCCGTTTGTCGGCACGGACGAGACAGGCAATCGCGTCCACCTCGAGGTCGCGCTTCACCCGGCGGGCATGCCGGGTCGCATCAACATCGGTCAGCTCATGGAGCTCGGCGCGACGAAGATCGCTGAGAAGACGGGCAAGACGTATGTCGTGAACAACTTCGACCGCAAGTCAGAAGACCGCATGCGCGAGCTGATCAGCGAGATGAAGTCGCTCGGGTTGTCTGACCAAGATGTCGCCTACGACCCGAAGACGAGCAAGGCCCTCGGGTCGATCATCTCCGGCAAGCAGTACATGTACAAGCTGACCCACCAGGTGGACAAGAAGATGACGTCACGACCAGGTGGCGTGCTGCCTGGGCAGTCGGGTTACAAGTACGACATCAACAACCAGCCTGTCTCCGGCGCGCCGAGCGGCGGGCAGTCTATGGGCGCGCTCGGCATGTACGCGCTGCTCGGACACAACGCCCGCGCGTTCATGCGCGATCTGCAGACGCACCACTCGACCTACGAGACCGCACAGCGGCCCGGGGAGTACGATTCGGACGACTACTGGAACGCGCTCATGCAGGGGCTGCCGCTCCCGAGCGCCAAGCCGACATTCACGACGCGCAAGTTCTTTAGCTATCTCAAGGCGATGGGCGTAGACCCCGTGAAGAACGGGGACGAGTACCAGCTCGTGCCGATGACGGACGCAGACGTGTTGAGGCAGTGTCCGCACGCGGTGAGCAAGCCGAACCGCATGATACGCGGCAAGGACGCCGCGATCGAGAAGGGCGGGCTCTTCGACTTCCCTGAGGGCGAGCGTGACAGCCTGCGGTGGGGGCACATCAAGCTCGCCACGCCTATCATCAACCCGGTGTTCGAGAGCGCGGTGGCGACGCTGCTCGATGTGCCGGTCAGCAAGTCATCGGAGCTGCTCGCCGGTCAGATTGAGTTCCCAGGCGGGCAGGGCATGTCCGATGTGGTCAAGGCGCTAAAGGGCATGAACGTCGAGCGCGAGCTCGCAGCGGTCACGGAGCGGCTGAAGACCGCCCGCAAGACAGACCGCGACATCTGCTACAAGAAGATCAAGCTGCTCAACAACCTCAAGCGTCTCGGCATCAGCGCGCATGACGCGTACACGATGCGCTACATGCCGGTGCTCCCGCCGCGTATGCGCCCCATCGCGCTCTCCGCGGACGCGGGCGCGATGGGCGACATCGACACTGTGGACATCAACCAGCTGTATAAGGGCGTCGGCATGGCGAACGAGCTGCTCTCGCAGGTGCCCGCCGAGGCGCTACCCGAGGACAAGATGGGCGCTGTGTACAAGTTGTACAACAAGGTGCGCGAGGCGTTCGTCGACGGCGCGTTGGACAACAAGGGCTCGCCGATGAACTCCCTACTACAGTCGGCTGTGCAACCTAAGGAGGGCGGGGGCGGGCACAAGCAGGGCAAGGAGGGCTTCTTCCAGTCGAAGCTCATCAAGCGCCGCTCCGACCTCAGCGGGCGCTCGGTGATCACGCCCGAGCCCGAGCTGCGCCTAGACCAGGTGGGGTTGCCACGGAAGATGGCGATGAACGTGTACCGACCGTTCATCATCCGCAACCTGCGTATGCAGGGCTACACGACGCTCTCCGCGGCGAAGCTCTATCAGGAGGACCCGCTCGCCCCTGCGATCCGCACAGCGCTTGAGCAGGCTGTGCAGGAGCGCCCGCTGCTGCTGAAGCGAGACCCCGCGCTGCACAAGCACAGCGTGCTGGCGTTCTACCCGAAGATCGTGGAGGGCAAGTCGATTCAGATCCACCCGCTCGTCTGCGGCGGCTTCAACGCCGACTTCGACGGCGACACGATGGGCGTGTGGGTGCCGTCGTCCGACGAGGCGCGCGAGGAGGCCAAGCGCATGCTGCCGAGCAAAAATCTGTTCGGCGCGAAGGGCTTCCAGGTCATGAACACGCCTGAGTGGGACGCGGCGTACGGCATCTGGCAACTCACGGAGTTCGCGCGTCAGACCGAGCTGAAGTTCACGTCACCCGCCGAGGCCTACGTGAAGCACAAGGCGGGCGAGCTCGACATCGGAGACGTGTTTGAGTACAAGGGCAAGCGCACTACCGTCGGGCGCATGATGCTGTTCGACGCGCTGCCCACCGAGTACAAGAACAATGACCTCGGCAACGAGCTGCTGTTCGGCCCCGAGCTCGACAAGAAGCGTATGACCACCGTGCTCACGCGCGTCGCGAAGGAGCGCCCCGACCTGTACCCCAACATGGTGGACGACTGGAAGGATCTCGGGAACAAGTACGCGCATGAGAAGGCTTGGAGCTACGGCCTCGATGACTTCGTGGCGCACCGCGACATCCGTGACAAACATCTCGCGGAGGCCGACGCTCGGCTCGCGAAGATGAAGAGCGTGACCGACTCCGACAAGGTGCGCGAGTACGGCGTCGCGTCCGCCGCGATCCGCAAGGAGCTCGCGGAGCGCCTCGCGGCGAACCCCAACCGCGCGTGGCGCATGACGAAGCAGAGCGGGGCGCTCGGCGGTAAGTACAACCAGGTCGAGCAGATCCTCGTGTCGCCGCTGCAGGTGATGGACGGGGACGGCAACGTCGTACCTGATCCGGTGCGCAGGTCGTACAGCGAGGGGCTCGGCGTCGCAGACTTCTGGGACAGCATCCCCGGTATCCGCACGGGTACGCTAGCGCGCGTCAAGGGGACGAGCGAGCCCGGCGCGAAGGCGAAAGATCTGATCAACCTCTCCATCAGCACGGTGGTGAGCATGGACGACTGCGGCACGACGCGCGGTGTTCCGATCAACACATCGGAGGCGGACGCGGAGGGTCGCTACACCGCGCAAGAGGTGGTCTGCGACACGACGAAGCTCAAGCCTGCCACGCTGATCGACGGCGCGACGCTCAAGCTGCTCAGGAAGCATCACACGTCCGTATTGGTCCGCAGTCCGATGACCTGTAGAGCGCCGAGAGGCGTCTGCAAGAAGTGCGCTGGCTTCAACGAGCGCGGCGGCACATACCAGATCGGGGAGAACGCAGGCGTGAACTCCGCGCAGTCGCTCTCAGAGCCGCTCACGCAGATGGTGATGCGCGCGTTCCACACCGGCGGGTCCGCGTCGGGCGCCGGGGCGCAGATCGGTAGTCAGTTCGATCATTTAGCGCGCCTCTTCAATATCCCGCAGGTGCTTCGCGGCTCTGCCACGCTCGCGCCCGAGAAAGCCACCGTGGCGTCCATTACACCTGACACTATCGCGGGCGGGTCAATCGTGAAGCTGAGCACTGGTGCAGAGCTGCGCGTGCCGTCGGATCGAGAGGTGCGCGTCAAGGTGGGCGACACCGTGGAGCCCGGTGCGCCCATCTCCAGCGGTCCGGTCAACCCGCATGAGCTCTTGGATTACGCGGGCATGGGTGCTGTGCGAGGATATCTGCTGGACGAGATGCACAAGGTGTACGGTGAGTACGGTGTGCGCAGGCGTCACGTGGAGATGGTGCTCAAGAACCTCACGGGCACCGTGGAGGTGGAGGACGACCCGCTCAACGAGGAGATCCCTGGTGAGCACATGACCGAGTCACAGGTGCGGCGCATCAACGACAAGCGCACTGCTGCGAAGCAGCCACCGATCAAGGTCAAGCCTGTGCTGCTGAACATCAACCAAGCGGTGCGCGTCGCAGCGGAAGGTGACTTCCTCGCGCAGCTCAACTACCAGCATGTTCGAAAGGCGCTCATAGACGGCATGAACTACGGCGCGAAGTCGAACCTGCACGGCACCAACCCGCTGCCTGGTCTCGCGATCGGCGCTGAGTTTGGCCGCACCGGCGCGGATGGGACGTACTGATGGAGCTTCGCGCCCCAGCCTCAACGCTTGTCACCGCCAATATCCTCTCCGGTCGCGTCATCCGCGTCGACACGGAGACGGGGCTGCTCGACGTCGTGATCACATCGCCGTATCAACGCGTCATAGAGCGCTGCGAGGTCGCGTCGACGTTCAAGACCAAGGGGCTCGGCGGGGTGGACTTCAAGGCGACGGTCGGCGCGCAGTGTGTCTTGGTGGAGAGCCTATCGACGAGCCCATCTGGCGCGTCAGCGCGCCCCATCGTGATCGGCTTCCGCAGCCTCGACTCGGAATCCCGCGCGAGCCGCGCCGAGCTCACGCCGGGAGATATGCGTGTGCAAGGTACTAACGGGAACGACCTCCTGCTTCGGGGGAACGGCGATGTGTACCTGGTGTCGGATCAGCAGACGATGCTCGCGCTGCTCAGCACGGAGGAGCTGGTGCGGCTGAACTCGGCGAGCTACGAGCACAACCTCGGCGGCGGGTCGCTCAAGTGGGTCGTCTCCGCGGACGACCTCGGGGGCCCTGTCGCGTATCTGTTCGGCGTCAAGGAGTTCGCGAGTGACGCGGCGCCGTACCTGACTGTCACCGCTGGCGCTGCGGCGGCGGGCGGGCTCAACGTGACGCTCTCACGCGCGGGCTCAGCGCGCGGAGCGCCCAACAGCGCCTTCGTCAACCTCGTCGACGCGAGCGCGGGGTTTCACTTCAACGTGACCAACGACGGAGACGTCGAGCTCTCGTCCGCTGGCACATGGACTCAGGAGAGCATCGGCGCGATGCTGCTGTCGTCCACGGTTGGCGTGGGGATCGCTGCACCGAGCCTCAGCCTGAACGGCGCGCTCGGTGGGGTCAGCGTGACCGCCGCCGGTGGCGTTGAGGTCGTCTCGCCGGCTGGCGCGAGTGTCTCAGGACCGTCACTCCGACTTGTCCACAACGGTGTCCCGCTCCTCACGTCTGACAACACGGACGAGAGCCGTCGCGTCGTCAACATCGAGCTGCTGCCGTGGCTCTTTACGCACACACACGCGACGCCCGCTGGTATGACATTGGGGCCGTTTGGCGGCCCAGAGGACGGCGGCGCACCTTCGCAGGCCGAGATGGTCGCGCAGCTCCAAGCGATCACGTCGGCGTTCACGGCGCTGAGCGCCCTCCTCGGCGCGATCAACGTAGCTGTCGGCGGCGCGGTGACGGCTCAGCTCACGTCATATACACAAGCGATCTCCCCGTACCTGCTACCCCCAGCGCCCCCGCAGGTGCTACTCTCCCAAGACGAAGTGCTCACGATCGACACCAAAGTGAGGTAAAGATGTTCGACACGCCCATGTTCCTGGACCGGAAGCGGCACGTCTCGTTCGAGAAGGTCGCTGTTACAGTCAAGCTGCCCGACGACGTCACCAAGTGGGCGCCGCAGGTGCTGAGTGAGCTGCACCGGCAGGCGCCGGTGATGCGAGACTTCCACAGCGAGATCATCCTCGACCGCACCGAACCGAACAAGGGCGCGGGCTTCGGGTACGTGCTCGCGCGTCCTAAGACGCCGGACATGATGCTCAGCGAGCAGCTGCCGCAAGTCAAGATTCCCGTGTTCATCAAGAACTGGATGCTCAGCCCGATCGACATCTTCTTTGACGCGGACGGGCGGGGCTACTACCTCTCCGAGCGCCGCATCCGCGAGGTGCTGCTTCGCCCCGATGTCGCGGAGGGCATGACCGGGGCGCGCGATCCGCTCTCGGACGACATCCGCACCATGCTCACCCCGCCGTGGGAGAACGTCGGGCAGTTCTACCGTGGCGTCAATACGCAGGTCTCGCAGGGCGCGCAGATGAAGACGTCGTCGCTCCTGCGCACGCTAGACGGGACTGTGCTGCCGAGTCAGCTCACCAAGCTCGCGTCGTGGCTCAGCAGCGATGAAGGTAAGGCGTCGCTGTGGGGTCGCAGCGAGCTCGTGCCTGTGTTCCGCCGCGCGATCACGCTCGAGCCAGGCGCGCTGCCCACCGAGAAGACCGCCGCGGCGACGGGCGCGCCCGTCGTCCAGTATCGATGGGACGGCGGGCCGCATGTCATGGTGAAGGTCGCGCAGCCGGGAGGGTTCGCGCCTCAACAGGGTCAGGTGCCCGCCGAGCAGGCGGCCGCCGGTATGGACCCGAATATGCAGGCGAACCTGGCGCAGGACGGGCAGGCTACGCAGGCTCCAGAGGTGATGTCTCCAGAGGAGATGGACGGGGACGACTTCCAGGTCATCAGCGCGTTCGGTGTTCACCGCGTGATCTCGGTCAACGCGGAGCAGCTCATGGGCTGGGTGTTCCCATTCATCCTGTCGTTTAAGATGGAGAAGGTCCCGATGCAGCTGTTCACTGACGGGACGAACTTCGCCACGCAAGATCAGATCGCTGGCGTGCAGATCAGCACCAACGCGAACCTGCCCAACGAGCAGCCTATGGGCCGCGGATTTTTCTACTTGATCCGCAACGGGAAGGCGTTCGCGTTCGCGCCGATCGATCTGCAGGGCGAGCAGCAGCAGCCCGACGGCAGCACCATGTACATGGGCACTACCATCCTCGGCGGCAACCCTGTGCAGATCATGAAGGTTGAGGGTATCAAGGCCGCCGCGGAGATGGGCGAGGGGCAGTTCGCGATTCCGGGCGATGTGCGGTGGTGTACGTTCCGTCAGCAGACGAACCCGCTCATCTCTGACCCGGCGCAGGCGTCACAGCGCGCTGGTGCGTTCACGCTCGCCAAGGTGCAACAGGAGCAGCAGATGCAGCAGCAGGCACAGGAGCAGGCTGCCCAGCAGGGCGGCAAGGGGCAGAAGAAGCAGGCGTCGCTGCCGGTGACCGCGATCGTGCGAATGACGCAGGAGGGCTCGCTGTCTCTCGGCGGCAGCGCGTTCAACAAGTTGGCGCACCAGTACACGCACTTCCTCGACTACGCCGACGCAGAGTGGATGCTCGCGCTCGCGGGCGTTGATCCTCAGTACACGCGTGAGAAGGTCGCTACGCTGCTCACGAAGCACGGCGGTGTGACAGAGATTCCCTGTCTGCGCGAGGTCGTCCCGCCCCGCGTCGTACCGCAGGTCAAGACCGCAGCGCTGCAGCGGGTGACGGGCGTGTTGAATCGCTTTATGGCCAAGCACGCGGCTGAGATCAACGACCCGACGATCGCTGACAACCTGCTCGCGCTCAACTTCCTCAACCCGCGCAACATGAGCATGTTCATGTCGTACTTGCCTAACTTCGACGAGACGACGTCGCAGCTCGCGAACCTGCTCGTCGCGGCGCGCCTCGGTGAGCGGTCGATTGACGAGGCCGCGTGCGCTGAGGCGATGCGGAATCTCGAGGACGTGATCGCCGGGCTCCGCATGATGACGATGGCGCGCGAGGAGGTCTGATGCGTCACCCGAGCGAGCTCTTCATCGTCTCCCTGCTCGTCGATCAAAAGTCCGACGCGGAGGTTCGCCGCCTAGTCACGGCGTTCGGCCTGCCAGAGCTGTCGGATGAGCTGCTCGGGTATCTCGCCGACCTGCGCGCGACCGTCATCGCGTCCCGCCCGATGGGCTTCACCGGCGTCCGCGCAGACGACCGCAAGTTCCTGCGCGCGATAAACGTGGACGGGCTGTACCACCCAGATGTGTATACGACACGCGCGCTGCAGATCCTGCAGCGGCCCGCGCTCCGTCGTGACGTGCTGCTAGGGATCATGGGGCGGATCGACCTACGCGACCTCGCGGCGCACACAGCGAGCAAGCACGATATGGAGATCGACACGGCGACGCTGCGCGCGCTGCGCCACTACTACTTCAACGTCGACATCGTTGACCCGCGTGACTGGGCGGCGTTGCTCGACGAGGAGGACCCGGAGGCCGCCATGATGACCGCGTGCCTGGACGGCGGGCCGATCACGGCGGCGTATCGGATAGGTCTAGACCGCGCGTCGAACGTGAAGGACGCCGTGTACGAGATCGTCGCGGCTGTCCACGCCACGGTGCACGAGGTGAAGAACTGGAAGACGTCGCCTGAGAAGGTGCGCGTGCTCGCTGATTCGATGTCAACGCTTGCGCGCGCGCACGCCGTGATTAATACAGCCGATCAGGAGCTCGCGGCGGTCGCGACTGAGCTGCGGCAGTTCAAACTCTCGCGCAGCACGGAGCGCCCACTTCCGCTCGCGCTGCTCTCCAAGGAAATGCGCGCGTTGCCCGCACCGGACAAGGAGAAGCAGGGTGTCAAAGCTAAATGACGCGATGAACAGGGGATACTCCACGCGCCCGCTAGAGTTCCAGACTGCGACCTCCGAGCTCTTTGACTGTGAGTTCGCCACGCGGGACGACGGACTGATCTTTCACTTCTATCCGCACGCCGAGCGCGCGGTGTCCCCGCTCCTCGCGGCGACCAAGGCGGCGTTCACCGACGTGCTGGGGCACCGCGCATCGGAGCTCCTTAGCGCGTCGGTGGAGTCCGACGCCGAGTACGGCATCGACCCCAATGTGTTCGTGCGCGTCGCGGACTTCGCTCACGATGACATCGCGGCGCGCAGCGTGATCGAGCGCGGTATCCGCGGCACATACGATCGGCTAAAGGTCGCTCTGCGGTGAATCGCCATCGCGGTACGCGGGCGGACGTAGCGTCTTCAGGTATATGGTGACGGAGAGCCGCGATCCGACCTCGATCTTCCCGGGGAGCGCACCGCCGTCTATGACCTGCGCGCGGATCGCGCGACGCAGGGGCGTGTGCAGCGCCTCCGCGATCGGCGCGACAACGCGCCACGTCGCTGTCACTTTGAGTGGGTCAGCGTCGCGTGAATAGGTTAGGCTCGCGACGTCGCACACGTCGAACGCGATGAGATTCACCATTCGCGCGATGCCCGCGCTGAGCTGATCAATATCCATGAGCACACCATGCCGATAGTGAGAAACACCGCGCACAACCGCGCGGCGGTTGATAAGAGCGCGCGGCGTAGACCGACGCGGTCGCACGACGACTTTAGCCTAGAGGCGATCGGCGTAAAAGCTGAGCAGGTCACGGACCACGTCGCGGGCGATGTAGAAGTGCGCCCCACGGACTTCGTCGAGTTCGCGATCATGATCCCGGACCAACAGGCCAAGTCGCTCAAGGCGTTCTCGTTCGGCGAGCGCCGCTACTTGAAGCCCGTGTACGACACCACGTCGCCGCGTGTCCTGCTCAAGTGCGGGCGCCAAGTAGAGAAGTCGACCTACCTCGGCAACCGACTGCTGGCCATGACGTGCATACAGCCCAACTTCACCGCGCTGTATGTGTCGCCCACCAACCAGCAGACCAAGACGTTCTCCAACGACCGCATCAGAGAGCCGCTCGACGTCAGCCCGAAGCTGCGCGCGTGGGTGGATTCGGCGCTCAACCAGAACGTGTTTCACAAGAAGTTCATCAACCGCTCGCAGATCGTGTTGCGCTACGCGTATCTGAACGCTGACCGAACACGCGGCATCGCGGCGGATCTAGTCTGCATCGACGAGATACAGGACATCCTGCCCGACAACATCTCCGTGATCGAGGAGTGCATCGCGCACAGCCCGTTCAAGTACAAGCTGTACAGCGGCACACCGAAGTCCCTCGACAACACGATCGAGGGGCTGTGGATCGACGAGAGCACACAGAACGAGTGGGTCGTCCCGTGCGATCACTGCGGGGGCGGCGACTATCGGCACTGGAACATACTCACAGAGGCGAACATCGGCCCGCGCTTCTTGATCTGCGAGAAGTGCGGGAAGCAGATATACGCGATGCACGCCCAAGCGCAGTGGGCGTCGCTCAACCCCCGCCCCCGCGTACCCAACCCGATGGACGGCTACCGTGTCCCGCAGCTGATGGTGCCGTGGATCGGTTGGTCGGACATCCTGAACAAGCAGCTCACCTACTCACGCGCGCGGTTCAACAATGAGGTGCTCGGTCTATCGTACGACAGCGGCACGCGCCCGATTACGCAGCAGGACGTGATCGACAACTGCACGTGGCGCTACGGGCTGACGGACGCAGATCAACGCGCCGCGCGGGCGGCTCTGCACGGCTCCGGCGCGCGCGTCTTTATGGGTGTGGACTGGGGCACAGGCGAGCAGACCCACACCGTCGCGGTGATCGGAGCGTACCTCGATGGGAAGTTCACGATCGTGTACGCGCGGCGCTTCGAGGGCCCAGACAGCGAACCGCAGGCGCAGCTCGCCAAGATCGAGGCGCTGGTCAAGGAGTGGCGCGTCTCGTTCATCGGCGCAGACTACGGCGGCGGCTTCGACCGCAACGACGCGCTGCTGCGGAAGTTTGGTCCGCGCATGGTGTTCAAGTATCAGTACAGCACAGTGTCGAGCGGCAAGATCGTGTGGGACGGCGGGCTAGGGCGCTTCATGGTGAACCGCACCGAGGTGATGAGCGACATCTTCAACGCGATCAAGCGGAAGGGCGTGTTCGCCTACCCGCGCTGGGAGGATTTCGAGCAGCCGTTCGCGCAGGACATGCTCAACATCTTCTCGGAGTTCTCTGAGACGCGGCGCATGAGCGAGTTCAAGAAGAGCCGCGGCGTCACCGACGACACGTTCCACGCGATCCTGTACGCGTTCCTCGTGAGCACGCTCACCAATCCGAGGCCAGATGTTCTGCTTCCTCAGACGACACACCAAGCTCGCGCATAATCAAGATCGCGCGGCCCGCGTAGATCTCGCTGCGTGAGTGCCGCAGCAGACGCGCCTCCACGATGCACCGCTCCATCGCGGCGTGCAGCAGCTTGGCGCTCACAGCGGAGACAGTCTCGGGCGAGAGGCGCCCGACGTCGCTGATCAGCGCGGAGATGTCGCTGATCATCCACCGCTTCCGCGTGTGAAGTATACTGTGAAGCCGCTCTCTGTATGTGACGACATCCTCGTCGCTCAGCACGACGCGTCGCACCGGCGTGATGTCGAGCAGCGCCTCGAGGGTACGCACCCGCTGCTCCAGCGCAGACACGCGGTCGTCTACGCTGTCCGCTCGCGCACGCAGGCTCTGCCCGCGCGCGGCGCTGTCTCGTACATAGCGTGCTAGATCCGCCCGAGATATCAGCGCGCACTTTCCGCGCCGTTGCGTCGTTTTGAGCTTTCCGCTCTTAATGTGACGCTGGAGAGTGCGGCGCGAGACGCCTATCTCTTGCGCGGCGTCGCGTGTCGTCACATAATCAAGTTCAACATTACTCAAGGTGGCACCTATGTACACGAAGGAAACGTTAGCGCAGCTCGGCAAAGACGCCAGCGACCTCTACCTGCGGCATGGCGTGCCCCTGGCGGACGCCATTGTCAAGGTCGCGTCTGGGCGAGGTGATCTCGGTAAGGAGCACGTGCAGCGTATCATAGAGAACGCCAACCTCGTGACCTTCGAGGAGCTGTTCAAGACTGGTCCGAGCAAGCACGTCACGTTTGACCTCGCTGACCCCGCTGATGTGCACTCGCGCATGAGTGGCGGGGACGAACCCGACGGCGATCTCTCCGCTTACCTGTCTGAGCCCGGTGACGACAGCTCCGACGACAGCACGGACGACAGCATCGACGGGTTCGACGCGCAGCCTGTCGAGAAGAGCGCCTCCGTGATTCCTGATCACGTGCGGTGGCGCCGAGAGTACTACGCGACGCGCGGCGCGGTGGACACGCTGGTCAAGGAGGCGTCCGCCTACGACGCACACGCGGAGGCCGCCGTGCATAACTTCGTTCAGCTGTGCAAGCGCGCCTCTATCGAGGCGGGGATCAAGCCGGTCCTGCAGCTCGCTGGGCACGCGAGCCAGGATAAGGAGGTGTTCACGAAGGTGGCGCACGCGGTTGTGGCGTCGCTGCCGCGCGGACATCGCGAGGGTGAGTACTCTGAGGCAGCTCCCAACAAGGCGCATCCGATCTACGCCGCCTACGCTGACACGGAGGCAGCGATCAAGCTCGCGGAGAAGTATCGACACGCGGCAATCAACGCAGAGCGCATGCACCAGCGCGTTATCTCGGAGCAGTTCTGATGGGAGCCGCCGACTTTGGGAAGGCTGTCCTGCGAAACGCCGCAATCGGCGCGGCCGGGGCGGTTGGTGCGTACGGCGCCGCACGCGGCATCTTCGCTGGGAGGCGCTATCTCATATCAAGGGGCCGGGAGGCGCAGATGGCCGCGATGGAGAAGGAGTTCCCCGAACTGCGCAACGTGCCCGACGACAAGAAACGTAGGGCGTACAGGGCGATGCTCGACTACGCGCCTACATTCGCGAAGGATCCGTACGTGGGCGGCGAGATGCTGTACGCGATGTCGCAGGGCAAACCCGCGATGACGATCCTGCGCGAGGGGAGGCAACTTGAGCAGATGTCGGGTCAAACACCGTCAGACGTCCTCGCACAAAGCATTGGTGGTGCCGTCACGCGCACTACCGGAGAGTTGAGCTCGATGATGAACAAGAAGGCCGAGATTCAATACGCGTACAACCTGACCGACGAGCAGATCGCAGACGCGCTCCAGCGCGTCGAGGATTCACTCGCGACTGAGAAGATCGCGTTCGACTGGGACACAGCTAAGGCGATTGGGACACCCATCGTCGGTGCGCTGGGCGCAGCGGCTATGTCGTATGGGGTTCCCGCCGCAGTTGAGGCGGTCCGCGCTGCGCGGATTCGCGCTAACCGTGACAAGTATCTGTCCGAGATGAAGAAGGTGCACCCCGACATGCGCAGTATGTCGGAGCAGGATCTGCACATCGCGTACAATAGCATCGCGCAGCACACACCTGATGTGCTGCAGGATCCGCTGCTGGGCGGGCAGACGCTAAAGCAGATGGCGCAGTTCCGCATGGCGAACGTATCTGCGCTCAACGAGATCAGCAGGCTACGTGGGCAGCGGCCTCTTGATCTAGCCTTCCAGTCGGCCACCAACTTCATGGGGCAGGGCATGGTCGACGCAGCGAAGTCGTACGGGCATCACCAAGACGCGCTCGCGCGCAACGCGTTTGACATGGAGCGTCTGCAGCTAGAGCGCACGAAGTTGCATGACACCAATCGGTTCAACTCGCAGCGTCTGAGCTTGGAGAGAGACAAGATGACCAACCAGAACGCGCAGTTTAGGGATCGCGAGGCTACGGACCAGGCGCGCTACGAGGCAGACCGCGCGTACGCCCGTCACCGCGATAGCGTGAGCGATGCGGTGGAGCAGGCGCGCCAGGCCACGGCGTTCCAACAGGCGGTCGATCGCGTTCAGCCACAGGATGCCACGCTCTACCAGGGCGCGAGGGGCATCTCGCAGGGCAATCAGCCGGTCCTGCGTGCAGACCTAGCGCAGGCGCGGCTCCGACATGCGCTTGACCAGAACAAGAACCCAGCGCCCGCCCCGTACAGGAAGTAACATGGCGATCATCAAGCAGAGCACATTCCCCGCGCTTGGCCCGATGGGGGAGCCGCTCGTTCGGCTCCTGAGTGAGCTGCCGGGCTACGGTGACTCGCTTGAGAAGACCGCCGGTGTCCACCCAGAGATATTGGCGTACAAGTCGCAGTTAGAGCCAGAGCCCGGCAAGACGTACGTGCACATCCTCGCGCTCGGCGCGGGTGAGTACTACGGCGCGAACCTGAACAACGACCACTTCCCGTGGCAGGGTCTGCAGCACGACCACACGCGGACACCCCACCCGCACCTGCACGGCTATAAGACGTTCCTCAACGCGCACGCGTTCGCGCATCACATGAACAAGGACCCGGAGAAGGCGTACGGTGACGTGCTGCTCTCAGTCCTGAACACAAAGATGAAGCGCGTTGAGCTCATCGTCGCGATCGACGAGGAGAAGTGTGTCCGCAACGGCGGCGCTAAGACGCTTGAGCGCATCAAGGCGGGAGAGCACCCCAGCACCAGCATGGGGTGCCGTGTGCCGTTCGACGTGTGCTCGATCTGCGGACACAAGGCCAAGTTCAGACCCGAGTACTGCACGCACATGCAGAACGAGGCGGGCAAGATCTACGCAGATGGGCGTAAGGTCTTTGTGTATAACCCGTACCCGCGGTTCTTCGACATCTCGTTTGTGTTCATTGGCGCGGATCGTACGTCGTTCGTGCTAGAGCGGGTCGGCGCCGAGCCTGCTGCGGAGAAGGTGGCGTATATCGGACAGGGGCTCGTGAACACCGTCAAGGGTCTGAACTGGACTACGAAGGGCATGGGGGCTCGAGTCGCTGGCGGCGCGGTCACGGGCGCCGGTGCTGGCGCGATGAGCGGAGATGACGGGCATCGTATGTCGGCAGCTATACGCGGCGCTCTGCTGGGCGGGCTGGCGGGCGGAACCGTGGGGCAGGTCGCCTCGTCGGGGGCGATGGGTGTCGGCGCGATGGGGCTCACCGCGGGCTCCGCGTTCGCCAAGCAGGGGGCGCCACCCCCGGGCATCACCACTACGCTGAATCCCAATAATACGTCTACTACACTCAACATGCAGAAGGTCGCGCTCAGCGCGGAAGCCGCACTACGCAAGAAGCTCAGGAAGATGAGCGGGACCGTGCAGCCCTACATCGGTATGCGCCTGCAGCACAAGGTAGAACCCGAGCGCCGTAATATGCCGACCGCGGGCAAGGTCCGCATGGCCGTTAGGGAGAATCTCCGCACCATCACGCGCCTCGCGGAGAGCGCAAAACCGTCCGCGTTCGTCAACGTCGGCAGCTCACAGACGATCGTGCTGCCTGGTCGGACGCATCCAACGCCCACGGTGCTCGTCCAGGACACGGGGAGGACCGCCGATATCACAGCTGGAGCTGACGAGATGATAAGCAACAAGGTCGCGGCGCTCAAGGCAGCCGAGGTGCAGAAGATCTCAGACATCTTTAAGCGCGTGAACTCGCTGCCGATGGGCAGAGCGGTGCCGATGCTCACACAGTCTGAGCCCGATATGCCGTGCGAGATGCTAGATCGCGTCGCCGATACACCAGACGTCGGGGAGGCGCTTGGCGGTCTCGGCGCTGCAGGCATCGTGCTGAAGCCCCACGAGTTCCAGCGCGTCATCCTCGTCCGCAGCGGGCAGCGCGACCTCGCGGAGCAGCTGCAGGACAGCGCGATGACCTTCGACCCGCACTCCGCTCCCATCGTCCGCTCAGTTCGCATCATAGTCCGACCTCCCGACACCGGGGCGATCCCGCTCGGGCTGATGGATATGATTCGCACGATCATGTCGCAGCGGTCGGCCCTCACGCCGCTCGGCATGCGCCGCCAGGTCGTCGTCGCGAACACGCCACACTTCTCACCAGTAGACAGCCCGTTGATGTCCAAGCTCGCGGCGCTTTACAATGGATACCGTGAGGACCTACTCCTTAACGCGGAGGGACTCATGAAGACTGCGATGGAGACGCCGTCGCTGGTGCGCGCTATTGAAGTTGAGCGGGGTGGTTCATACAGCGGGGGCCCCGATATGCGGGCGCTGGCGGAGCTGCCCATGGCGTACTTCAGCCACGCGTATTGGAATCGCTGTTGCTGTGACCGCACGCTTGACGACCGAGAGTTCGCGCAGAAATTTGTCGAGGAGAACCCCGACATCTCGAAATTTCTAGCCGCGCTTGTTGCGCAGCGTTACGATAACATCTAATCTGATCACACTCATGCCCGCACACACGCAGAGGAGAACTCGATGAGCATGGATGAACTCTTGCTTCAGGAGCTTTACGGCTCTCAGCAAGCGCAGGCAGACGAGCAAGTGAAGCAAGCGCAGATCGAGCTCGTGGAGGCCGTGGCTGCCGAGGCTGGTGTCGATCTCAATGAGCTCGACGACGATGAACTTTCTAAGTTCGCTCACTATGTCTTGTCTGACGAAGACGAGATGGATAACATTGTCGACAGCGAGCTCGAGACCAAGCTCGCCGAGGCTGACATGGTCGGGCGTCAGATGGCGCTCAGCTACAAGGATGAACTCAACACACTCGAGAACGGAGACGCTATGTTCAGTAAGGTCGCACACGCGCTTAACGATGTCGCCCACGCCTGGGAGCTGGAGAAGATCGCTCTCTCCGCCGAGGAGACTCGCCGGATGCTCTCCGATCCCACCCACACGCCTGGTTACCGCAACAGCGCGGGCGGGCGTCAGCTCGCTGAGTACATGCGCCGCATCGAGCAGGAGGGCAAGCGCGATGCGCGCTTTGGTCGAGACACGGTCGCGCGGCACTACGAGGATCTCCACCGCAAGTACCCCCACGTTAAGCGTCCCGGTGACGTCCCCATGCCCGGCCTCTCGCGCGGCGCTAAGATCGGCCTTGGTATCGGCGCGGGTGCCCTCGCCGCCGGCGCCGGCTACGGCGCCTATCGCATGTACAAGAACCGTCAGGAGAAGAAGGCGTACTTCATGGACGCCTACGATGCCGAGGACTTCGCGAAGGAGGCGGAGCTCCGCGCCGCGGAGATCCTGCTCGCGAACGGCATCCATCCTGAGACCCTCGAGGATATCCAGCCCGAGTTCGCCAAGCTCGCGTCTTTCCCGTCTCCCGAGTTCGCGAACGACGACGACGAGTTTGTCGCTTTCTCGGAGATGGACGAGATGCTGAACGTCGCGGCCGAGCACATCATCAACTCGCTGCTGGACTAATACACGCACAACACAGCGCGCCGCCCTCCTAACGCCCAACGCGGTAGCCCCAGGCGGCGCTAGGAGTACACCATGAATGTTCAGGACGTCATTGAGCAGGCGATGAGTGCGGGGTACGGTCGCGCTGTGGAGCAGGCGCAGGCCCCTTCGGGCGTCTACGATGTTGATATTATGAAGCTGGCGGCCGCGCTCAACTTCATAGGTGCCAATCTCGAGGACTCCACGCCGTCTCCCAGCGAGCTATTGGCGCAGGCCGAGCTCATGAAGGAGGCGGTTCGCAAGGCCAAGGCCCCGCGGGGCATGATGAAGAGGATAATCGAGGATAACAACGCGGCGCGCGGGCAGGGCGGCGGCGCACCGTCGCCCGTTGCGTCCTCCGCGCCCCACGTGTCGCCGATCGCAGCGCCCGCAGCTCCGATTGTGGCGCCCGCGCTGCGCGGCGCCCAGCCGCACGCGCCTATCTCGCCGATCGCACCTACCGTACAGATGCCCGCACCAGTGCAGCCCCCGCCTGTTCCGTCTAACGCGCAGGTCAAGCTGCAAGAGATGCGTGCGCGCCGCGCAGCCGCGGAGGCGAAACTGCTAGAGGAGCAGGCGGCGCGTGCACGCCATTTTGGCGGTGCGGATAATACAGCCCGCGGGCTCGGGCAGAACCCGCCGACCCAGACGGCCCCCACTCTCGGACCTAAGGGTCAGCCTGGATTCCCGCAGCCTGCGAGTGCGCCACAGCCTACGAGTGCGCCGCGGGCACCCGTCGCACCGGGTGGTCTAGGTGAGCATCTGAGCCGTAACAAGGGACGCTACATGGCTGGGGCGGCGGGGCTCGCAGCGCTCGGCGCTGGCGCGTATCTGTACTCCAAGCGTAACCGCGGGGAGCAGACACAGAAGCAGGCATCATCCCAGCTTGAAGTGCCTTTCTACGCCCTACCGGTCGCTGGGGTAGCCGGGGCGACGGGCGCACTTGCGGGTGGGATCGGCGCGAGTCGCGCACGCGCGAAGCTCGAGGCCGCCGGTCTTGACCGGGACCTCGCGGGCGGCTTGGGTGAGGGCATCGCCGGCGGCACGGGCAGAACCCTCTACCCAGCAGCGTTGGCAGGGCTGGGGGTCGGCGCCGTCGCACGCGAGGCCGTGCGGCGCTACGAGAAGCGTAACCCCGGCTACCAAGCGCCCCGCGGCGCTGCAGGGAAGGCCGGCGCTGCCGCAGCGGCGCTCGCGGGTCTCTACGGTGCATACCGCGGATACAAGGGTCCAGGCGAGCGCGCCGACGCGATCATCGCAGCGAAGGGCGGGCACAAGAAGCGTGCGTCACTTGGCAAGCAGGCGATGTTAGGCCTAGCTTCGGGGGCGCTCGGCACCAATGTAGCGCGCAGGAAACTTGAGTTGGAAGGGTTATCGCCAGAGCACGAGGGCTATGTTGAGGGCGCGCTGGGCGGGCTAGGTCGGCAGGCAGGCTATTCTCTAGGCGGGGCTCTCGGCGGTTCGCTGATCGGCGCGGCCGTCGACAGGCCGGATGTCGGGGCGGTTCTCGGCGCGGCCGGCGGCGGCATGTACGGCTTGTACCGCGGGTTCAAGGCCCCCATCGAACGCGCCGATGATCTCATCGCAGCGAAGGGCGGGCGCAAGAAGCAGGCTGGTTTCGGCAAGTTCGCGGAGGACGCGATCAACCCCGCCCAGATCAGCGCCGGTCCCGCACCTGCCTTCAGCGGCGAGGTGATGCCCGCTGCTGGTGCGCCTGTGTTCGGCGGCGCCATGTCTCCCGAGCAGCTCGTCGCCATGAAGGCGCAGAAGGTCCGCGACCGTATCAACTCCGAGATGGGTGCGTACGTCTCACAGACCGGCGACGGGTACAACCTCGACGGCCACCTCTCGATCTTCAACAAGTAGGAGCGACATCATGAGAAAGATCGCATCGATGCGCGCAGCGGGTGAGCTCGTGAAGACCGCCTCCGCGGTGATCATCCAGCAGCAGCAAGAGCTTGAGTACCTGCGCGCGCAGCTCGCCGAGCGCGAGCGCGCCGATGTCGCGGCGGACCTCGCTGTCCGCATGGCGAACGCCGGGCACATCGACCGAGCCGACATGGAGGAGAAGGCGGCGGAGTTCGCACGCGACCCCTCGCGGATCTCTGTGATCCAGGAGGCGGTCAACCTGCTAGACACTGGCCGTTTCAATGTGGCATCATTATCTGACGAGCAGAGTCGTGGACACAGCGCCCGCTCACAACTAGAAGCGTACCTCATGGGTGATCACTAACCACAGGAGAACAACATGGCGATCCAGACTTTTGAGCTCGTCTCGCCCTTCCTTACGATCTACGCGCCCAGCAAGAAGTGGGCGGGGAGCTCGTCTCTGCTGCTCGGGCAGACCTCCAACCGCCTCGTCGCGGGCGAGCTGCTCGCGCTGACCGGCGCGAACGGCGTCGAGCGCCCCGATTTCGCGATCAACAACAACGCTAACGTCGCGCTGACCAAGTTCGTCGCGCCGTACTTCAGCGAGACCGGTCGCGGCGACATCGTGACCAGCGGCAGCGTGCCCATCCTGCAGTTCGGGCCCTTCGAGGCCGACACCATGCTCTTCGAGCGCAGCGGCGACGCGACGTTCGCTGCCGGCGAGGGCGCCGGCAACATCGACAACGACCCCGCCGGCGGCTTTGAGATCGGCGCGCGCGTCTTCGCGATGCCCGTGCGCAACCCGCTCAACCCCTCGACGTTCAACACCAACAACTACGTCATCGGCGTGGGTGTGAGCGTTGGCGCCATCAGCACCGGCTTCTGCGTCGGCCGCGTCTCACGTCTCAGCGGCTCTGGCAGCAAGGCCAAGGTCCGCGTCCTCTTCGGCATCAACTAAGGAATCGGTGACAATATGTCTGCTTACAGCGCTGAGATGGTGAACAGCCTCTTCGTGGAGAAGCTCGGTACGGAGGAGGGTCGTCAGAAGATCGCTGCCTACGGCGGCGGCGTGATTCGTGACCACCTCCGCGAGGTCAGCTTCGCTCGCAAGATCCTCCCCCCGCAGCCGGTCACTCCCGCCGAGTGCCAGGTGTCGACCGAGCACGACGGTCTCGTGAAGATCGAGGAGCTCGAGCCCGAGAGCCGCGCCATGGTCGTGGACTTCCGCGGCTCTGCGCGCGCTCGTTACATCCGTGCGCCTCGCGTGGCGGTCTCGTTCTTCACGATCGAGTCCGAGCACTTCGAGAAGACGGAGCAGGAGCTCCTCGCGTACAAGATGCCGATCACCAAGATGATCGAGGAGCAGTCCGCCAACAACCTGCAGGAGATCGAGGACCGTCAGTTCCTCATCTACGCCGAGGCCGGCATCCAGCAGCTCCAGAAGGACTCGAACGAGCGCTTCGCCTCGCACGGCGCCTTCAGCCGCAGCGCGGTGCTCGCCAACAGCCGCGCCAACGGCCCCGACCAGAACGCCTCCGTCATGAAGGGCAGCGGCGCGCTCGCCGCCACCGCCGATGACTTCGTGGTGCGCCCCGTGCAGCGCAACGACTTCGTCAACTTCTTCAAGATGATGGCCGGTCCTGACCGCCGCGTGCGCCTCGACATGGTGCTGCTCACCGAGTCCGATTACGACGACATCCTTCAGTGGACCGTCGAGGACTTCGGTGATCGTATCCAGTCTGAGACCGTCGTGGACGGCTACAAGTACAACACGATCCTCGGTCGCCGCTTCGTGCGCACGATCAAGACGGACATCCTCCGTCGCGGGAACATGTACGGCTTCACCACCCCCGAGTTCCTCGGCTGCTTCTACGTGCTGAACAACACCAAGTTCTACGTGGACAAGATCGGCAACAAGATCACCTTCTGGTGCTGGGAGGACATCGGCATGGCCTTCCTGAACCTCAACAGCGTGGTCAAGTTGGAGCTCTACTCGGGCTCCGTCACGCCGGAGAACACCACGCTTGGGTTCGCGTCCAAGCTCCCCGCCGACGAGGAGGACCTCGGGCGTCGCCGCAGCAAGACGGACGAGGGCTTCCAGAGCCCGCTCGTCACGCAGTTCTGATGGCGGAGACCTGGCTGATGTACGCGCTCGCCGCCTTCCTGATCGCGGTGGGCGTATCGCGGTTGGACTAGGGCGGGCGCGCCTCGTTAGCTCAGTCGGCAGAGCACTCGCCTTGTAAGCGAGCGGTCGTCAGTTCGATTCTGACATGAGGCATCGTCGGGTGGCGGAACAGGTAGACGCACCAGATTTAGGATCTGGCGCTCTGAGAGCGTGCGGGTTCAAGTCCCGCCCCGACGATTATTGCGCTCACAGCGCGCACCATGTATGCTCGCTCTACAGGAGCCAGCATATGTACAAGATCTACTTACGAGACGACGTCCCACGAGAGCAGATGCGCACAGCCCTGCAGGGCTACAGCGTCCTCGCGCTCGACATCGGCTACTTCGCCACACGCCTGCGCCCAGGGAACAGCATCACAGTGACGGATGACGTCTACGAGCGCCTCGTGCCGCAGCTCAATCGGGCAGCAGCCGCCATCGTCGTGACGCACATTCCTGACGCGGTCACGACCCCCGCGGCGCAGCCGTCGGTTGACACTGAGCCGCCCCATGCGCCGTCCGCAGTGGCGGAGTCTGCCGTAGTGACGCCCACAACGTGGACGGACACGCCCAGCGCGCAAGCAGATGCCGCGGTCGGGGAGCCCGCGGCGGAGCCGCTGGTCGTCGCGTTTGACTCGCTCGTCTCTGTCGATGAGCCCGCGTCGTCAGATACCGACGAGGTCGAGACGGACATTGAGGACGGCGAGCCTTCGGATGAGCAGCCGACGCCGAAGAAGCGCGGCGGACGCCGAGCTCGCAGGGGCGGGTCATGAAGAAGGTGCAGCAAGACCTGGCGGACTTCGTCGCCGAGGTCCGCATGTACCTTCGCGATTACCCGGAGCTCAACCGTCTTATCGACGGTGAGGAGACGAGCGACCGCATGCTCGCGTGGGCGGTCATCGACGCGCTTGATCTGATCAACAACACGCCGCCGTTCATTGGGCAGTACACGTGCACGACCTTCCCCATGCGGAGCCTGCTTCTCCGCGGCACGGTCATCAGCGTGCTGGAGTCTGTCGGCCTGCTGCAGATGCGCAATCAGCTCAACTACAGCGATGGTGGTATCTCGGTCAACGCGTCCGACAAGGCGCCCATGATCATGCAGTGGTTGCAGATGCTCCGCGCGTCGTTCGACGACAGGCTGTCTCGGTGGAAAACATCCATGAACATCACCATGGCCATGGAGGGTGACTCGGTCATCTCCGACTACTACTTCCTTGGTGGCTACTACGACGTCTTCGACAGGGTGTACAGATAATGCCGATCACATATCCGAACTACCTCGGTGCGCCCGACCCGCTGTTCCCGATGAACACTGGGGAACAGGTGCGCTTCTCGCAGATGCAGTGCATCCACTTCAACGGGTCGCTGTACACGACAAACTGCGCGCGCTTCATTCGTGAGTACACAAACCGAGATGGTACGCTCGGGCTATCCCCGACGCATATCGGCGCGACGTCTCCGTACATCACGGACAACATGATCTTCCTGTTCTACCACGACAACGCCAAGGAAGCGTTTACGGCGGACGAGGCGACGTCGCTAGGCATTGCGCTAGCGACGCTGGAGGCCACGCGCGCAGCAGCGGTCGCGGCTAACCTCGCGCTTACCAACTCGATCCACGGCAGCGAAACAGGCTGGAGAAGCTAAATGACTTGGGACGTACTTTTCGACCAGAGACCCCTCAGCCATATTTCCAAGACAGCTTCCCCGCGTGACGACACGATGGCGCCGTTCAACGCTATTAGCGCTGGTGGTCTCGTGCTCGGCACCGGCTTGGGCGCAGCGGGCGCGAGTAAGGCGCAAAATATGCTCAACGCGGCTGGCGCTGACGCAGATACGCGAGAGAGGGCAGGCGCTGGAATGGGGACAGGCGCGCTGGGCGGTCTAGGGCGACAAGTGGGGCTCGGTCTCAGCGCGGGTGTGTTGGGTGGACTTGCTGGCGGAATGCGAGGAGGCGAGGCGGGCACCAGGCTCGGTGCGATAGGTGGCGCGCTAGCGGGGCAGGCATACGGGCTATATCGTGGCTATCGCGCCCCCATCGAGCGCGCGGAGTCCGCGATTCAAGAGATGCGCGCGCGGCAGCAGAAGACCGCGGGGCTGTTCATGCGCCCGTCGGACATCGCTGATCACCGAAGTCTCGCAGCTGCGCTCGAGGGCAAGCTCAACGGGTCAGGGCAGGGGACACAGTTCAAGCTCGCGTCTGCACCTCCGGAGCGGATGGTGAAAGCTGCGATGCTGTCGCGGAACCAACTCGTGGACGGCGGCATTGGTGCGCTCGGCGGGCTCCTCGCGACCAATCGGCTCATGTCGCGGACGCTCTCACAGCCGTCACCCGTGCCCGCCCCACAGGAGCCGCAGGGCATCACCGGGCGGGTCCGCGCGGCGTACGATCGACGCATGGACAGCGCGTCCAACACCGCGAGGACATACCCCGTCACGTCCTACCTCATCGGCGCAACGGCGGGCGCGGTGGGCGGCGCGACGAGCAACGCGCGTGTTTATGACCGCATCAAGACAATACTGCGGACATCCTAGATGCTACCCCGCTGTGTGGTGCGCCTGTCTGCGTCGTCGCTCGACTACATTGATGTGTCGTGGGAGATACCGCCGACAGGGCGCAGCACACTCGGTTATCGCTACCAGGTCCTTCGCGGAGAGTCACCCGCGGGGCCGTTTGATCCCGTCACGGAGCCTCTGACGGACCGCTTCCACGTCCGCGACTACATCGCTCCCCGTAAGATGGCTTGGCGCAACCTGTATTACGTTGTCCGGCTGAGCTTCGCCGACGAGCACACCGACTCGGAGCCGACCGCGCTGAGGGCAAGACTGCCGCTAGACGCGCTCGAGATGATACGGCTGAACTCGCTGCTGTTCAGGGAGTTCACTGGTCGCCCCGTGCTCGTGTACCAGGTTCGCACGTTCGGGGAGCGCTGCGCGGTGTGCTATGACGCGACCACGCAGCGCCGTCTCGTCGCCAACTGCGCGCACTGTTACGGTTCGACGTTCGCGCGGGGCTATCACTATCCGATCTACGCGTATGTGCAGATCAGTCCCGAGACGCGCGCCACACAGCCAACTGAGGCGATCCAGACGCAGCAGTCCACGACGCAGGCGCGGATGTCGATCTACCCGATCGTGAAACAGGGCGACCTCTTGGTCGAGCGCGAGGGCACGCGGTGGCGCGTGCAGAACGTACAATTCACTGAGCGGCTCCGCGCGCCCGTGCAGCAGGTCCTCACCATCACACGTGTGCCAGAAGGCGACATCGAGTACAGGCTACCAGTCGTATGGGCTGACGACGTGGCGACGTCGCCGCGATCTTTTGAAACGAGGGACGAGCTATGAAATACGACCGTGATGTGTTCGCCGATGCTCTAGTCGGCTCTGCACTCGAGAAGAACGCCAATTTCTACGGCTCGGCGCTCGCAGCAATACGCGCCCCGAGCACCGCCGGGATTGGACAGTTCATCAAGAGCCCAGGCGGGGTTGGGCTCATCGGCGCGGGCGTGGGCGCTGGAGCGGGCGCCATGACCGCCGACCCAAACGCAGATACTGGGGAGCGGATTGGTCGCGCGCTGATGGGTGCAGCTGTGGGCGGGGCAGCGGGCTACGGTCTGACGCGCGCGTACCGCGGACCGGGTGCTCCGACGACACCTGCTCCTAGGCCGCAGCCCTCAACGCCCGCTGCTGCACCTGCTGCTGCACCTGCCGCTGCACCTGCTGCTGCACCTGCTGCTGCACCTGCCGCTGCACCTGCCGCTGCGCCTGCTGCTGCACCTGCCGCTGCACCTGCCGCTGCGCCTGCTGCTGCGGTGAGGCGACGCTATGTTGTAGCCCGCAGACCTGCGGGGCAAACTGCACCCGCGCCTGCACCCGCACCCGCACCCGCACCCGCGCCCGTTCGTACGCCTGCACCTGCACCCGCGCCCGTTCGTACGCCTGCACCTGCACCCGCACCTGCGCCCGCGCCTGCGCCTGCGCCCGTATCCGCGCCCGCGCCTGTTCCCACGCAACCAGCACAAGTCCCGCTGTCCCAACAGCCGTCCGTAGCAGACGTCGGGTTCTTCTCGGGTAGTCGCATAGAGCGGCTACAGGAGCAGGCGGCGGCGAGGGCGCAACGACAGGCGGCACAGCAGACCGCGAACTCGGGGTTTTTTTCCGGTAGTCGCATAGAGCGGCTACAGGAGCAGGCGGCGGCGAGGGCGCAACAACAGGCGGCGTCCGCCCCAAGGCCGCGGGGTGACATGGCGGATATGCTGGGGAACATGGGGAAGGCCGCCGAGCTGCGGGGTGGTAAACGCCCCAATCGCAGCGCGCTGCGCGACGCCCTCCTTGTCGCCGGCGGGACCGCTGCCGGGGCGGGTCTGGGGTACGGGACCGCCGCGCTGCTGAAGAAGCGATACGGCGACGTGGCAAAGGGGATACCTCCCGATCAGCGGCTGAAGTACCTTGTGCCCGCGGCGAGCGCGATCGGCGGGCTCAGCGCGCTCACCCATGTGCTCAGGCAGCGCGCGGAGCTCCGTGCTGAGCGCGCGGAGTCGCAGAAACACGCCGCATTCTATATGCGAGGTGGTGAGTGAGCCGCGTCCCACCCGTACGACATGGCGGCTTCGACCCGCCACGCAGGGAGTACGACCCGCTCTACGATCCGGTCTACCACGCGACGCGCGTAATGATCGGCTTCACGCAGGGGCTGTTCAAAGCGCTGCCCGACGGCAGATACCGCTGGTCGCCAGACCCAGACAAGACGGAGATCACCGTCACGGGCGCGTACCCCCTGCACATCAGCGCGGTCAACAATCGACCTGCGATCGTCGTGGTTCACGGGCAGACGGGGTACACCAACGTGGCGATGGACGGGATGGAATACATCACATTCGCGACGGGCAACAAGGTCTACCGCGACATTCTCGCGTCGACGATGGTGCTCAACTGTGTCGCGCGGACCGGACCAGAGGCGTCATCGCTGGCGTGGTTCATGGCGTCCAACATCAAGGCGCTCAAGACGCTGCTGCAGCGGAAGGGGCCGTTCACGCGGGTTGGGCCCGAGATCACGATCAGCGGGGAGACGCCGCCCGGCGGGCTCCTCCAGGACAGCGTAGACGGCGGCGCAGTGAATGTGTCCGTCGTCGTGCCTGTGTTCATTCCGCACAAGTGGGAGGTGCGCAACCCCGCGCACCAGATCGACGACATCTCGCTCACCGTTGAGACCGCCGAAGACAACTAATCTGTTGCCCGCCGACACCGCTAAACACTAATCTAGCGGTTGTTGAGAGTGGACTAAAGGAGACATGCATGGTCACTCAAGTCAGTAAGCCTGGAGTTAACATTCGGCAGGTCTTTGAGGGGACCCCGCCGGCTCCCGTAACCCCTCAGCTCATCCCGTGTATCGTTGGGCCGCTCTACGAGGTCGTGGACACGCTCGACGCCTCCGGGGCGCCTAACAGCGCGGCGAAGGTAGTCACCGCGCAAGGTGACCTCCGCTATGAGCAGTTACCCGTCTCGGTAGACGTGTCGGAGCTGCCGACGCCGCACGCCGACCCGTCTCAGATGAGCGTCGTAGCGTCAAGCGTCAGCGCGCTGCTCATGCAGCGCGATCTGCCGACGCAGCTCGGGCGCTCGTCCGCGTTCCTCACCGAGCTCAACCTCGGCCACCGCGCGGGTCTTTTCATCTCACTGAGCCCGCTCTCTGATGATAACGGCGCTGTCGGTGAGACCGTGATCAACCTGGCGCTGGACAACACAACGCGAGACTCGGTCGCTGCGGATTTCCATATCCCCATCGCCGCGAACGACACAGCCGCGCAGCTGGCCGTGAAGATCAACGCGGCTGTTGGTCGTAGCGTCGCCGCTGCGACTACGATCGTGGTCGCCGATACGACGTACACCGGTCTGCACATCGAGAGCGCGCGCGCGGGTGCCACTAGCTCCGTCACGCTGCGCCGCGTGTCGTCGGGGTTCGTCTCCACCTTCTTGAAGGGCATCACTGACGACGGTTTCGACAAGACGCTGCGCGTTGAGGGCGCTGGGCTACATGCGGAGGATAACCCGCTGCCCAACGTCTCGTCGTCGCCCTTCGTTGTGCACAGCCGCGGCGCGGTGTTCGCGCCCGTGGGCGCTGCCCCGATCGGTGATGCGCCGATCGAGACGACAGCTCTCGGGGCATTCAACATCTTCATCACCCAGCGCGATCCGTTCGGGCAGCTCACCGTTGGACGGGTCCCCGAGGTCGACTTCAGCGGTCTGCAGCTCCGCGCGGCGACCGCCACATCAGACGGCGATCTGCTCACGGCGACTGGCCCCCACGGGCAGTCTGTGTCTCGCGTCATGGTGATCGGTGTGCAGCCGACGCGACTCAGGCTGGGCGTCGTCGATCCTCTGCGTAGCGTGTACGACGCGGACGGGAATCCCACAGCGCAGCGGTATAACGATTTCAGCCTGAACGAGCTCGGCACATCCACACCCTTCGCGCCGCGCAACGGCTTTGTGACCGCGCGCGCGCTCACTGGCGACGAGGCGAACTCCGCCGCGGTGCTCAGCGGTGGCGACCTGCGTGGCGTCGGTGGGTATCTCGCGGCGACTGCCGCCAGCATCACCGTGACCACCACCCCCGAGGGGTTCGAGGGCGCGGTGGGTCTCGTCGGTACGGTCATCACGTCGATCTCGGGCGTGCCGACCCCCGCCAGCTACACGTTCGCGGTCGGAGATACCATCGCCAACGTCAAGGCGAAGCTCGAGAGCGCGATCGCCGGCGTGGTCGTAGCTGTGGCTGGTAACACCTTCACCATCACGACACTAGAGAAGGGAGCGCATGTCTCGCTTGGGCTCTCCGGTGCTGCGTGGGCTGCGCTCGGTACGCTGTCGAGCGCGTCGGACGCCGGTACAGATGTTGGCCTGTCGGATGTGGTGGGCGAGCGTCTCACCGTCTCGTTCAACAACAGCGCCAAGCAGTACACCGTGCTCGCGCAGTCAGCGAGCCTCGTGGAGTTCGTGTCCGATGCGAACGACGCGATCGGCTTCGCCGCGCTCTCCTTGGTTGACGATGACGACGCGGACGTGACGCAGATCGTCGTCACATCTCCTCTGCGCGGTGTAGCGTCGTCCGTGACGGTCTCCAGCAGCGGACTAGGTGCGATCCTCCGCCTGACCGCGTCGTCCTCGCGCGAGGACTACGCTGCGGGCGAGGGTCGCCCCCTCCCCGAGCTCGTCGTGAACGCCAGCGGCGCCCCCACCATCACAGCTGACGTGCTCCGCAGCAGCCTCACGGGCCGCCCGCTCAGCTCCACGGCGAGCGTGCATATCGGCTATACCGCGCTGCGTCTAGATGTGACCGCCGACGCGGACCAGCCCGGTATTATCCGTGTGAGCAACACGGATGATGTCGAGAGCATCTACGGGCCGATCGACGTACGGAACCCGCTCGCGCTCGGGCTGTACCTCGCGCTGCTGAACGCGGGGGCGGGCGTGGAGGTGACCGCGCTCGGCGTAGACGACGTGAGCGACGCGGAGCCCAACGGCACGACCGTCAGCTACGCGCGAGCGTTGGAGTTCCTACGTGCGTACGAGATCTACGCTCTCGCGCCGCTCTCTCAGTCCGAGGACGTGATCGCGCTGTGCGACGCGCATGTGAAGGACATGAGCGAGCCGCTGATGCGCGGCGAGCGCGTCGTCATCAGCGCGCCCATCAACCCCGTGCGGCGCAACGACGACGTGCTGCTGTCGTCTGGTGCGAGCGGCGCCGAGTCGACCGTGACGACTAATCAGATCGACCTGAACGACAGCCCCGAGGCGGCGCTGGCCGCGGCGGGCATAGACACGGGCGCCGAGATCCCGTTCCAGCTCGACAACGGGCAGCAGCTCCTCATCACGCTCACCATCGGCGACGCGCTGCACCGTCGCAGCGTCAAGAGCGTCGACGGCGCCCGCGTCACGCTGCGGGCTTCGACCGAACTGACCACCGCCCAGAACGCCGATGGCTTCTACACATCAGACGACCTGCCCGACGTGTTCAGCGGCGCGGAGTTCAGCCTCTCGCTCCGCGGAACGCTGCTCACTTTGGCGGGCTCGTCGCGTCTCGACAAGACAGCCTACGCGGAGACTATTCGAGACAAGGCGCAGCAGTACCTCAACCGTCGCCAGCTGCGGCTGTACCCCGACACCGTCGTGAGCAGCGCCATCGGCGGCGTCTCGCGTCGCCTGCCTAGCTTCTACTGGGGTGCTGCGCTCGCCGGCGCGTGCGCCAACCTGCCCGCTCAGGAGCCGTTCACCCGCGTGCCGCTCGTGGGCTTCAGCGACGTGGCGGGCCCGCTGCTCGACCGCGGTCACTACGACATCATCAGCGCGGGTAACAGCGTGATCGAGGTGGAGACCGCGGGGCAGTCCCCCGCGCTCCGCATTCAGTCCACGACTGACCCCACGACGATCGAGAGCCGCGAGTGGAGCGTGACGCGCGCCGTGGACCTGTTCGCCAAGACCATGCGCAACCAGCTCCGCGCGCGCATCGGGCGGTTCAACATCACGCAGTCGTATCTCGATGAGCTCACGCTGCTCTCCGACAGCCTCTGCTCGAGCGCCGTCGCTGCCGGGCTGTTCCGCAGCGCAGTGGTCGACACACTCGAGCAGGACTCGCAGCAGCCCGACCGCGTGCTGGTCGTCGTGCGCGTCGAGGTGCTGTTCCCCGCCAACTACATCGACGTGACGATCGTCGTCTAAGGGAGTTCACCGTGGCTACATACGACTTCAAGCCTTATGAGCGGTTTGTACAGCAGGGCATGGTGGACGGTCAGTTCGCCTCCGGCGCGTTCACGCTGATCGCCGCGGGGCCTTGCCGCCTCGCCAACATTGGCGCGCTCAACAATGTCCCTGGTGAGCTCGCCACCGCGACCATCACACAGCCTATCGGCATGCTCCAGAGCTTCTCGCTCTCACACAGCCGCGGGTTCAGCCGCATCTTCGAGCTGGGCTCGGAGCGCTCGTACCATGTCTCGGGCCGCACGCAGGGCAACATCAGCCTCGCGCGTGTGTACTACCACGGCCCGAGCCTGCTCCGTGTCCTCTACGCCGCGAAGCAGGACCTAAACGGAAACGTGCAGGTCCCGCCGTTCACTGCGATGAGCGCGGTGGCGACGCTCATGGAGCCGAACCCGCACGACGTGAAGATCCGCCCGGGCTTCAACAACCTGTACCTGAACCTCGCCTCCGACCTGTTCAGCCAGCCCATCGGGCTGCTGATCAAGACGGTGGACTCCAACGAGGACACCATCGGCGCTGTGTACGCTGAGGCGTGTTACGTCCCGAACCACTCCATCAGCGTCGATGCGAACGGTCTGATGGTGCAGGAGCAGGTCGGCATTCAGTTCGAGCGCATCGTCCCCGTGCGCGTGAGCGCGGTCGACCTGATCCAGAGCGCGTCCGAGGGACTGCTTGGCACGTTCTCCACCCGCACCACCAGCACGGGCGAGGCGTAACATGGGCACCCGCGAGCGCGTCGCGAACGCGATCGAGAAGCGCGCTAACTTTGGTGCGCTCGTCAACGCGGCGAAGGGCAACATGGGCGCGACGATCGGCGCGGGTCTCGGCGCCGCCTACGGCGCCTATCGTGGCGCGAGTGGTC